GATAAGGTCTGGTACATGGTTGTTTATTAAATTAAAAATTACTATTCAACTTGCGGACGTATAAATATCCTAAAGGAAGGCTGCAGCTGCAGAACCGATCTTCATTATGGTAGCAGAATTCCTGTTAAGGAATTGAGCACCCTTTTCGATCCAACGGACAGCATTATCCACCTTAGATGCTTTAGACATAGCTTGTTCAACACCAACGGAAGTTCCGATTGATGATTTCTTAGCTACACTAGAGATTAAGGCGTTGTTAGCTGTACTGGAAAAATTAGGGGTACCCTCTAAATGATAGATTGTTTCGATTTGGAATGCATTTTGTGCAGTGGTAGGAATACCCTCGTAATATAATACGATGGCAGCCCCACCATTACATCTCACAAGATCTTTATAACCAACACTTGATACAGTTGAAGCAGAGGTTAACACCGTGGCGGAATCGCCAGATGAATAACCTACTGCAGGAACACCGTTGCCAACAGTAGTCTTAAAGGACCAAAAGTTAGCATTCGAGTACATACCAGCAATCTCTAAGTCACCATGGAGTAAATCTCCAACGGTAACCTCGAAACCTGTAGGTAGTTCAAGAATATCGGACGAATTCAAGTAAGAGTTAGCAATACCAAATATAGGAGTGAAAATTGTCGAGGCGGTAGCCGCAGACAATTCAGCCACAGATGGTATCGTATCCCCCAGAGGTATCATTGCAACCATAAGTCTACCGGTGGCAGACAATTCAGGTTGTAAATTAGAAACTTTAATACCCCAACTAACAACTCTATAATCCGAATAAACGGATGAAAGGGAACTGGCTGTAACTGCTCCGTAGATACAGTTAGCAGAGCTAGTCCCAGTAGAGTTATAAACAGTCATGGGTGTAGTTTGAATTGATACATTCAGGGAAGTTAAAGAACTTGCGTGTTGTAGATCAATCATGGACAAAACCGGATTGGGTAGGAAGGCAACCGCCCCACTAGTTATACTAGATGAGGAAGGAGGACCAACTACTGTAGTCTGGTGAACATGAAATGTAGCAGTAGGAAAAGGAAATGGGTCAGGAACTTGACAACCTAAAGAATCAGGGCTAAAGGGATCAATTAGAGCGTTATAAAACGCTGTTCGTAGATCCCCATTACCTTGAGTCTGGTTGACTTTCTTAACCACTTTCTTCTTACTAGGAGCATTCTTTTGATTCTTAGCATTCTGAGCATTAATTTGTGACATTGCAAGTTGAGAGTTTTTGACGTTTTTGGGCGGCATATATAGAACCTAAAGGTGGAAGGGCGAGATTAACTCAAACCCATCCACCTGTGGCCTGTCGGGCGAGATCAACTCAAACCCTGACAAAACCTGTTCTAACATACCATCCATAACATCTTTAACAGTCAAAGATAGGAGATTCTCTTCCATAGTTTCAACATCATCTAATTCCCGTTTGACAAGGATATACGGGTAATTACCTGAAACACAATCTTCAAAACCGAACCAGCATTCTTTGCCACGATACTTACTCGACTCAGAGGAACGAAAGTCCCTTAGAATTGAAGTATTAATCGAGCGGAACGCCAATTTGGGTGTCATGTGTTCAAGTTGGTGTATCATTAAATGTTCTGGACTATTTAAAAGATTCGGAAGATTAAACCCACCAGGGATATCTTCACCTTTCTTTATAAATTGTAGAACTGATTCACCAAGATATGGATCGTAGGCAATGGGACTATTCTCATCGATCAAGGTTGCTTGACTAAGCTTAAGACCCACAGTGGGATTCAAATAAGCTTGTGTAACCTTGTTATGGAAATAAGTCGCAAGTTGTCGTTGGAAAGAGGTAATCTTCACCGGAACATCCGGGGAAGGCCTTATAAATCCAAGACCACCTAAAACTTTTGGGAGAAATAAATTGTAATTACCCTTTTTAGAAATCTGGGCGATACTATCAGAATGATAATATAGGAACCTGTTATGAGTATAGAGTTTGTTATAACAACCCTTTAAGACCTTATTATAAAGGTCCCAAGTGGGGAGTTTCTCACCTACTACACCTGATTTAGATTGGCCGATCAAAAGACCGACGTTCAGGTAAGTGGTCTCATACAACGAGTCCTTCGCCGTATTATACGTAAAACACTGTGAATTGATTGTAAAAACTGATTTATGGACATAATTCTTCCCAACAGAAAGGACAAAACCGGCAATTGTAATGTACTTAAGCCAAATCTGGTAAAAAACCGGGTTTGAACGAAAGTAAATATCATCACCGTTGACAAGACAAGGTAAATCAAAAACACTCACGTAGCGTTTAGGTGTACCTGCTTTTCTGTTAAGATTAATATATTCATCAAGGGCACATTTGTAGCAAATTAAATTTGCAATACATAAAACCGGAAACGAAAGGATAGAGCCCATAAGTTGACCATTTTGTTGATCAACAGAAAAGAGCTTTTCCGACGGTGTCTGGTCGAAGTGCGCAACATCAGATCTTCTAAGAAACCTAGTATATGGGGCAGGATAATAAAGGCGTTGTTCATAAAGAACCTCGCGATAAACTGCTCTGTCGGTTTCAGGGACATTAAGTGCTTCCAGAAATTGCTCAAATATAAGTTTTGTAAACTCAATATTAAGCTTATCTGTAGCAGCTTTATAATCCCCAGAAACATGGTCTGTAAAATCAAGTTTTAAGTCAAATCGAGTCTCAATTACCTTTTCGAAAGCCCAAACTCGTCTAAAATCCTCGACCTCTAAAGGGCGAGTGGTTAGAACAAGTGAAGGAAAACGATTGATATAAGACTTCATAGACTTTTGAAGTGATTTTGCAGCATATGCGGGTAAAGCTTCACCTTTGGTTATAACACGGACTTTTAAAGGTTCAGATAGAGGAATAACTGCAGTCTTCGGTTTGACATCCATTAACTTATCAAAGTTAGGTATCATTTCGGAGAATGCAGCAAATTGCTCTAGAATCTCTCTAGTCTGGTGTTTCTCAAGGTATCGCGAACGACACATTTCCATAACGACATCCATATCAGGAATCTGATAAGATATGTTTTTCACAATCTTACCCTTGGCAAAAATCTCCTCAGATTCCACCAAAGGTAACTGTAACTGTTCGACTAACTCCATGTAAGCCCCTCCCTTCGCTCTTGATTTCTCGAAACAAGAGTTATGAGAAGGTTCAAAGGCCTTCGGGGTATAAGCTTTTCGGGTATTCTTTAAAATGGCGTTACATGTTGAACCGAAAGTCTCTTTAATTGGATCACGGAACACCTTAACTTCTTGATAAGAAGAAGGATCCATGATTAAGAGACGGTCAGCTGACATTGCAACTTCACTAATAGGACGACCAGAATATGCATCAATACTTTCCCAAAAGGACGTAAATGTCGGAGGAGTAGTCATTGCTTTAACGTGGGAACGGATTTCCTCTCTTAAAAAGGAATCAGCAACCGTGGCACAGCCACGTTTGATACCTTGAAGGAAACCCATTCCAACTTTTAAGCAAAGAGGAACAGATTCAGAATAGAAGTTTCGACGATTCAAAATATTCTTTAGAAAACGTTTAACAGAACCGGTCCAGATCAGAAAATGCCCAGGGAAACCGTCAGGTTTCGGGGGTAAGTCTTGGTCTAGAACGCTTGCCATGGGGCAAGCAGTATGGTATTTGATAAACTTAATAAATGATTCGCGTGGAAACTTCACTGTGTTTAAGAATAACTTAGATTGTTCTTTAAAGTTAAAACGAGCATGAAAGTCGGGAATAACATCTGTCAAAACAGATATCTCGGCCGAAACAAAAGACAATATCTCAAAGAGGTACTTGTCATCACACATGAAAAAAAGTTGGTTTGGATCAACAGAATTGATAAAGGTAGAAATCACTTTCGACTCAGTATCAAAATCTGTATCATGTCCAGACAAACGTTTTTCCTCATGTAACAACGAGGATTGGAGCCAAGCTCCAACCTCTGTAACATCAGTGGTCCATCGTACATTAGATTCGGTTAATAACTTTAACGCTGTAAAAAGCAATTTAGAAATAACCTTATTCTTTGTTGTCATTAATAATTTATTTGACAACCATGTACTCTGTCCCGGGACAGGTAGAATTGGAATTCGAGAAATAAATTTCTTCGAACTCTTATCCCACCTGCCCCGGGACGCTCCGGGAACACCCCGGAGCCGTGACCCTAGCAACCCATCGCACACTTCTCGCATAGAGAGGTGGTCTGAAGATGTCAG